GTTGCCAGCCGGGGGTTTAACCCGGCTGTTATGCGCAACCCATTTTAGAAACTCTAAAATGTCCCCGCAACGATTCGCCACACCGTGCGGTTGGTGTCTTACCCCTTCTCAGTTAGAAGGGTTGACGCCACCTAAGTTTCAGGTGTACCGACTTAGGTCGGCCCTGACGCTCAAGGTGCTTGACGTCGTTGAAAGGTAGCAAGCCTCTCTTAGTCAAACACTTCAAGAGGGCGCCCTCATCCGAAATCGGTGATTTCGGAATGCGAGAGTCTACCACATAGCCCTTAACCATAGGGCTCTGCAGTGCTTCACTCACCTTGTCATAATCATACGACAAGGCTGTGTGTCGCCCGACTACGGAGGAATCTGGATGCACTTTCGGGTAATGAGGTAAAACCTCACCGATTATGCCATCCAGAAATCTCACACTGCTCATCAACCCGTTTGCATAAAACTGGTTTCTGAGTGATACAGTGGAGATTACCTCTGGAACGTCAGTGCGTCTCTCAGGGAAACTTCTACGTACGCGAGTGACAGAAACGTCCTCGCCAGCGTAGAACTCCCCTCCACAGCTCTCTCTGAACCTTCCGGTCCAGAAAGATTTGTGCGAGTTTACCTTAAAGCCAAACAGCTCTAAGGCCTCGGAGACGCAAGTCGCATATTCATTAGGGATAATAATATCATCCCCATAAACGCGCACACGTCCAGCAAACTCTTCTAAAAGTTTGCTGTTCATTGGTCGGCCTGTCTCTTTGCAGATCGCATAGAATATAATGGTTAAGAAAACCATTGCTTCTATAGGAAAGCAAAGAGCTGAACCCATACTCGCGAACTTGGAGAGTTTTATAACTTCTCCTCGTACATCTGCTGTTAGGGATCTGCTAGCTTGAATGGCTTCACTTGCGTGAGGCCATTGGCCAGTCATTTCCTTTACCAGCAAATTGGAGACACGATCTGAGGCTTCGCTAAGATCTAGCGTAGCCAGGCTCTCGTCAAGAGAGCCCATCATCGCCATAGCCTGGTTAGGGCTCTGGTGAGTGAATCCGATCATATCGTGAAGACCGTATTGAGGGTCTTCAAGATACTCAGCGAGTGCTATTGATAGTGCCTGTTGTGCATATTGCATGCACGTGGGCTCTATTGCTATCACTCGAGGTGTCTTCTGCGTTTTAGGAACAAGAGTAACCTTAACGGGTCGCTCTTCTCCGGGTTCCAAGAAGCTGACATGGTCAAGGAGGTAGTAATACCTCCAGTTTGGAATCGCGTACTCCCCATAAGGGAAGCCGCCTTCTTCCAATCTCCTGGTCCATTCGCGCAGATCATACTTTCGGTTGCCCGAAAGCTTGTCTGCGGTCTTACCAGGGCCATGCTTTGGCATTAGTTTACCGTAGTGCCGATGGGTACTTCCCATCGACGCATAGTAAACATCCCCATCCAAACGGGTGAGGACTTCGCCAAACAGCCACTTTGAGATATTTCTGAATGAGCTGAGCTCATCTCGCCAATCTACTTTGTCATGTACCGATTCATCATCGGAACTGACGTGGTAGACCCACGGGTATCGAGATCTATCTTCGATATCAGAAATAATGCATTTCTCAAAGTCAGCCACTTCTTGTTCGCAAGCGAGGTAGTTGACGATAGCAGCGTCCTTCCTTTCGGAAGTACACTCCTTTTCCATCTTGCCAAACATCAGCGTTAGCTGACGCACGGCAAAGATAGCGTCGACGAGACGAACAAACTTTTTATAGTCTGTCGCCTCAACCTCGTGAAGCTGACCAGTGTCGCGATCGAAAATGAGCTCCAAGAACCCCCCTAGAAATAAAGGGAGTTCTGCCTTTTTCTTGAAACCTTGAAAAAGGTCGGGAGTGACCTGTTCGTGCCTGAGAGCTGTTTCCAGATCTCGAGCGAAAACAGGCAGGGTCAGAGTGAAAAACTCTTCCCCCTCATTTACAAATCGATTAACGGCTGTATTCCAGTCGTTAACTGTGCTAATGCGACACCAGGTACCTAATTCTTTAAGTACCGTATGCCAGAACAACATCAGCCTTTTCATTTGGTGCCTCTTTCTGGGGCTATCAAATGCATTATAGCTATGGTGTTGCTTCAGACTGGATAAAGAGAAGAGCGGACCCCTTTCGGGGCCCGCCCTCCTCTCCCTATCCTCACTAAGATAAGGCTCTCCCTTTATATGAAGAGCCAATGTAACGGGTTAAACAAGTGCAGAAGTAGGGGGATCTACTCCTACGACTCGCCACCCAGTACCTTAGTGATGTTCAGCCCAGACGACGCGGCAAGGTTTGCAAGCAAACCATCCCAAATCGCCTTCACCTCAGCTGGCGTATAGCCAACCGGAGGACGATCAAAGGAGATGTTAATCCCCATCTGATACTGAAGGTTCTGAGCTGTGACTAGTGGGTCGGCGGCCACCTTACGGTGAGTCACCTTGATAACACTGCGGTTGCGCTTTGCATAGGAGTGCTTGACCTCCATACGGAGGTTAGTATCATCCTTGCTAAACGCACCTTCATTGTTACCACTGGAAACCCTGTTAAGGGTATTGCCAGTACCACTAATCGTGATAGTCTGAGGATCAGCAAGTGCCACAGCATTGTCCTGTCAATTGACGAACGGTAGTTTACCGTTCGACTTAGATTCTTTCTGAGTACCAGTTGGCACCCAGGGCGATAGCTTTACCGCACCCTAGTGATTCCGAGTGCAGCCGTTATGGCTTTTTGACGGTTGGAAAGACCGTCATAAACCAAGCCAAAACCATATGGTGATGCGGGTACACGTTTTTTAGTTTCTTTGAGTTGACGGTAAAAACCGTTTTTCCCTTGGTAACTAAAAGAGGTCGTCTCCTCGTAAGAGGAATGCGACATCATGTATCCATATTGCATTACCAAGCCGTCAGTGCCTAGATTGCTTATGTTGGTGACTATGTCACCAGTGTTCGCAAACCAGTCTGCGGCCCAGCTCCAAGGTGTTAGCTCGTAGAGGGTATCCGGTGTTAACCGAATCCCCAATAACTTCTTGGCTTTCTCGTAATGAGAGGCCATTAGGTTCATCTGACTTTCGTCAGATGGGAGCCAATACTTAAAGCATCCACTAAACCATGAGCTCGATACATCTATCGAACTCGTGTATGCTTTGCAGTTTCGCGTTGGGACTGCCGGCGACAGGAAACCTGTGCCGTCAATCACCTTTGTGTCCCTGCTTGGAGGAAAGAGAAAACGTCGCCTATTCTTGGTGCCACGGCCCTTATAGTAACCTTCCAGGATTTTATGCTGGTCGATTACTGAACGGGCAAGCTTGTGGACATCAGAAATAAGTGGTTTCCATGCGAACTCTAGATTGAGATATTCGGATCCGGCAGATTGTGCTCGCCGGGTCCTCTCTTTCCAGAGTTCGACACCACTTATACTTGGTAATCCATCCTTCTTTAATTCCCCGATTGCTCGGGGTAAGGAGAATGACGGATTAGTGGGTGCAACCACGCTAATTGCTTTCGTACCGAGCACGTTTAACTGTGCGTCGGTCGGAATAGCACTTGCGCTATTATTGAACCCGGTTGCCCGGGCGCAATAATAAGGGCCGTTTCCAGTCAGATCATTGATCCAAATGGGAGCGACCTGGTTTGTGGTTCGATTCATCAACCACGGCCCACCGACATCTGAGTAAACATTTTCTCGCCATTTCTGGCCATGCGATATTGTCGCCTGGTCAAATTTGTCGATTAATACTAACTCATAAGGTGCCCATGAAGCAAATTGCGATGAACGACTCATCCCTTTCAGGAATTGTCGTTTCTCGTTATACTCTATGGACATCTTATTCTCACTGGTGGTTTTGTTAACGTCATATACAGTTGTCACTGCATACGAGTGCTCCTTCGAGAAGGATGTACTTAATGTCTCCATTAAGCACGGCGGGCGCTTTAGG